TTCTTAATCGCCTCAAAATTAATTGATTTAAACCAATTCAGGATTTCGGTCATAGAATATGCTTCATCTATAATTTGAAGTCTCTTTGGACATTTTTCTCTCTTCCAGGACTGCAATCTGGCATCAGGAATATTAAGATAGATAATTGTATTTTCATGGGAATATCGCTCTATGTTCTTTATCAAATATGGGATTTTCTCTCTTGGAATATGCTCCATTATATCAACTAAACATATTACATCAAATTTCTTTTTACCGAGGTCAGCTTTGATTATATCGCCTACTCTATATTCAGCGTTTTCGTGAAATGAATTATTTTTAGCAAACTCAATTAGTTTAGGTGATAAATCAATCCCGATAACCTTTGCCCCTAATTCAGCTATATATTTCGTAGTTATTCCCGTACCACAACCTAAATCTAAAACATTCATCTCTTCTTTGATTATGCCCTTTAAATCCCTCTTTACCTTGATATGTCTCGGATTTTCCCTGATATGGTCATAACTAAGATGGCCAAGGAAATTATCGTAATAACTTTTAACTTCATTTGCAGTGGGTTTTTGGTTCATTATATACCTTCTATAATATTTTTTATATTTTTTATCTGTTCATTTAATGTCCAATGATTATCTTTTATCCAAGAATAATATTTTTTAGATTCATAAAATCCATGCATTATTTTATTTGCCGCTTCTTCAGTTGTATTAAATATACAAGAATTCTGATATAATTCTCTTGACCCCCTAAAATTGTGTATCACAGGTTTAATTCCCCTTGTCATGGCTTCCATTATGGCGTAAGAATGCCCTTCTTGAATGCTGGTATGAAGCAGATAATTTTTATCTTCCCAGAATTTCTCCATATCATCAATCCAGCCATGGAATTTTATGTTATCCTGTAGCCCCATTTCTTTGATCATATAATCCAAGTATATTTTATATCTCGAATCCTGATATGAGCCTGCTACGTGCAATTTATATCCTTTATCGATATCAGTTAATTTCTTCAATATCTGCAATGCCATTTGTGGATTCTTTTTATAATTAATGAATCCTACCCAGGCTATGTCATACCCTGGTTCCCTTTCCTTGAATAGAGTTTTATCTAAATCAATCCCATTATAAACAATCTCCGTTTTAACCTTTTCATTAATGCCGGGAATAAATTCTTCCAGAATTCCCCTGATATGGGGGGCTACAAAGATTAATTTATCTACCACGGTCCAGTTAATTCGTTTAGTAAAATCCATAAACACTTCATAACTGTGAAGCCTGATTATAACTTTTTTGCCCTTGATCCCCTCATAATTCGTCCCTATAATGGCCGATTGATTGCACCATTCCAGCCAGACAATATCAGCCCAGTCAATCGCGCTATAGATTTCTTGTTGGGCCCTGATTATAAATTTCCTGATAATATAATCATTTGACAGTCCTTCAATTATCGGGTCGATAAATTGGTCAAGTCCTGCTAGGCATACAAAACCTATCTTTTTCATTTATTTTTCCTTTTTACGTTCAAAGTATTCTTTGTTTTCACTGCTTACTATTATTCTTGCACAAGTATCTTTATCTAATCCAACTTCGGTAACATAATTGTCAAACATATATTTGCAATTTGAATTATTTATATTTGTAAATATAGTTCCTTTGGGTATAATAATTTCTTTTTTAGAAATGATTTTATCAGCACTTTTCATTATTTTTCCTTTTATTATGGCTCGAATTTTTCGCCTGATTCTCTGCTGATTGCAGTCCCCTGCTTAATAGCTTTTAATTTTGCTGCTGCTTCAGATTTCTCATTGCCGGCAGTATAGGTATAACAAACGCCGTTATCCCCATATTTCCAGCCCGGGTTATCATCTTTTCTGCACTTCATTAATGGCATTTTGTTTCTCCTTTTTTGTTTTTTAATTCTTTCCTCTTCATAAATATTAAAATCAATACCTGGGAATTTTTCAATAAGATCAAAACTACCGTCAGGTTTCAAATAGGGATTTTTGTTTTTATCTTTTTTTCTTTTGGTCATTATTTATTCAACCACCTTTTATATTCTATTCCGCATTTTCTGGCAAATATTTCCATTGCCTCATGGGTATGCTTTTGACTCGTTACTTTTGTTGCGAATTTTGCTGCCTCATCATAATCAATCCCGGTACTCATCAATCTGATACGCTCTCTCTCGTATATTGCTTGATATTTATTTTGTAATATGCTATTTTCTATTTTATAAAGATTTTTTACTGCGACCCCAGAATGTGGGAATTTTGTATTATCTATTATTTTAGCACTATATTCATATTTTGTCCCCACTGCCCTTACTTCAGTTCCTCTCTTTAATGCTCCTAACATATTAAGATCCTCACTGGAGAAACTGCTCCCAGAAGGATGATTATGCGTAAATAGCATATTATCGACATTCATTTGATCAAAGTCTAATTGCGTGAAATTTACCTGATTATAGGTCCCGGATTTTTCAAATATTACATTTCCCTCTTTGTCAACTGCAATACAATGTTCTATCTTTGCATCGGCATATTTTTTGTTAAATTCCTTTATTTCCATTAATTGTTTTTCTCTTCCAGTTAATTTCGTGGGTATAAGTCCAGGCCTGACCGGTTCAGCAACCCCGATTTTGGGCATAGTTATTTGTGTTACGCTATCTTTTAGCCTAAAATTCGCCGTAAAGTTATCCCTTATGAAATATGGTATATTCTTATATCCTGCAATTTTAGAAGCATTTTCTTTTATCCAATTTGCCGCCCTTTTGGGAATCTTTGAAATATACTTTGATTTGGGGATCTTCCCAGTTTTCATGAATTTAAGGGAATCTTTTTCGTTGAGCATAATTGAGGTTGTATAACATAAACAGCCTACATGCCAGGTCATAAAGATAAAGCCCTTCGGGTATTTTCCTACCAAATCATCACACATATCTAGCCGGGGATGAGAAGCTGATAAATGAACCTCTATTCCTGTTACAAACGGAAGTTCTTGTCTCCTCACATAATCGCTCATTCTGTAAGCCATATTTACCTCATTTTTGGCAAGCCTTAACGCATTTTTATAGGAACTCCTGTAAATCCCCGCTCCCGGATGGTAGCCTTTGGCCGCCTTACTTAAAACCAGTTTTCCTTCTTGCCTGACCCTTCTAAATAATCTATTCGGTTCATTCAAATATTGCTTGATGTCTCCTGCGATCTCTGCCGCACTTCTCCCGGTAGATATTCCCGATGCAAGATAAAGTTCTAATTGATCTTTCGCTCCATTGGTTAAATTCCAGACTCTTTCGCTTAAGTTCATTCCCGCTTCGGTCCGGGTAAGAAAAGTATCTAACGCCGTCAAGTTTAATTGGTTAAATGAGGTTGGGATACCATCTTTGCTTATCTTTATCCCTTCGGCCCAATTCCCCACCAGTTTATTGTTTTTTAGATTGGCCATATCCCAATGACTGACAATCCCGTTTTGTATGTTGGTTTGGATATCTTTATGGAGATTACCTAATATTACATCTACCTGTTTTTCCAGGCCTTTGTTTACTTTATAGAAAGAGCCCTGGGATAAGCTAGTTGGATTTTTCAATTCAAAAATGGCAGTTTTCATCGCTAAATCACTAGAGGCCTTGTTCAATACTGCTTCGATTTTTCTATTGTAATTGATTATATCCAGCATATTCCTGTTTTCAAATTGCTCTTCAATCCCCATTCAAAATCCCTTTCTCCAATAAATTCATATTTTCCTTATCGGCCATTATCATTACTTTAGGCAGAATTTCCTTCTTTCTTGCTGCCCTAATTAAAAATTTAATATCTTTGGAAAGACATTTACCCCCTGCCCCCCTGTAACCATCGAATAGTGGATCAAGATGCATTGTGTTGATATATTTATCCAATTTGAACGCCTCAAATAATTTATAATAATCTGCCCCGTATTTTTGGCATATATCGTATAGTTCATTCCCGAATATTACTTTTATCGTATACAGGCTATTCAAGGCCACCTTCAATAATTCTGCTTCGATTGGTTTCATCATTATTATTTTATTTTTATTGTCTACCACACGCTTGAATAGTCTTTTAAATATCTCGAATACTTCTCTTTTTTTGGTCCCTATGATTATTTTGTCAGGACAGATTTCATCCAAAAATGCGGTCCGTTCCCGCAAGAATTCAGGCATGTAGACAAATTCTCTTTTATATTTTTCTGTAAATTCATCAATCATCCCCAGCATAATGGTAGATCTTATAGCGATTATTCCTTTTTTATTTTTAAGATTTATATAGCTTACTGCCGTTTTAACATCTTCAAATTTCATGTCTTTTTTTGTAGGCACACATACGAATATAATTTCGCATTCAGAAATATCATCAATCAGTTTTTTGGCCGGATCGTATTGTTTAACAGGATAATCCATGTCTTTTAATAATCCAGCAAGACTGTTTCCGATAATTCCACAACCTACTATGCCAAGGTCCATTTTTTTATACATTTTATGGTTCGTATGATTCTCCTAATTTTGATAATTTTCCCCGTTCTTCTTCCATTCTTTTAATTTCTTCCTCCGGATCTTCTACTAGTGGATTCTGTCTTACTGCCCCCTTCTCGCTCATGATGACATCGCCTGCCCTTGCTGTTGAAAGTGCCTTTATGGTTTCCGACATATCCTGCGGTAAGATATTCCCGAATTTAATTGATATATCTAATTCTTGTATATTGCTTGTTTCTTTCACATTAGTTACGGATAATATTGCTTTTAATAAATTAATTCTTCTGGTCAATGCTTCTCCGAATAATTCTTCTTTGTCTTTGCTTTTCAAGATAGAATCCATAAAAAGAAATTTGAGGGCTTCTCCTGAGGTTTTCTCTAATCCCTTAACATTACTAAAAGATAAATCGGGGGTTGAAGTGATAGAATAAATGATATCCTTCAATATATCGTATTCTATTTTTATGGCTTCCGGCGCGTGTTCCCATGTCAAATATTTGGCATCTCCATAATTGATTTTACCTGTAGCGTTATCTGTTTCCCCTTCAAATTGCAAGGTTCTCCCTACTTCTCCTTTCTCTGGTGGGTTGGCTATTTTACCAAAAATTTTTATAATAGGTGCTCCGAAATAATCATTTGTGTCGGCAAATTTAGAAATTAACATCTCGCTTCTATCAATCTCGCTTTGCACGCTCATCCATTCTGGCTCATCCTGATCATAATAAATGACTGGGATCTTCCCATACAAATTATCCTTCTTTTCAACTTGCCAGATATCTTTTTTGATTCCATAAATGAAATTCTCAGCAGTATAAATATCAACATGTTCATAAGTTTTTTCATCAGGATCTTCAAGTTTATACCGGCGAATAAAAGCATCCATGTCTCCATTTTCGTTAAAGTGGACATATATGTCATCACCGTTTTTCTTACACAACAAGGCCACTTTAATATGTTTTACTTTTTCTTTATCGATTGTTGTATACCATAGTTCAGCCGCTTTCGTCTCCACAAATAGCCTGCGTGCCAGTTTCTTATTAAAATAATCCAATTTGTTTTTTGTCCAGACATCATCTATCAAGGAAAAAGTTTTCTGGTATTTATCTTCTTTATTACCTAATATTAATTTCACTGGATCTCCGAATAAAAACGAAACGGCCATATTAACGATCTTTTTCTGATATCGGATAACCAACTTTGCCTGGGGAATCCTCTTTAATGTTTTACCCTTGCCGGCAATCTTATCGGGCCTTTCTAAAATAGAATGTTCGCCTTTATATTGTTTTTCGGATAATTCAATATCTCTTTCCTTCGGGTCTTTACATAAGACTTCTGATAATTTTTTAAAATCCTCGCCATGCTTTTCTAAAATATCTTTTATATTCATAATAAGCTCCTTTCATTTATTTATTTTACATAACGCTGATTATAGGTCCTTTGTTTTTTTTATTTACTCTTAAAATATTCCCAGTTCCTCGGCGCTATAGGCCTCTTCTTCTTCCTTCTCAAAAATCCTGTCGTTGAGGGCATAACGGACTTGGTCCATAAAATGATTATTTTTATCTATCGGCACATTAATGACATTGCCATCTTTGTCTTTTTTCCACTGATACAGTTGAATTTCGTTGATTGCATTCTGGCATTTCCGGTCAATTATAATTTCGAATTGTTTTAAATATTGAATCCCAAAATTGACACTCCCCGGCCCCTTCTTGGCCGCCAAGGCATTTATCTTATAACTCCTTAATTCTGCTATCGATTTCGGCTCTGATGAATCGCACCGGATATATTCTTTATTGATAACCGGTTTTAGCCTTGCTGCTATAACATCATTAGTTAATCCGAGCTCATATAATAATTCCTGCAGTATATATAATTTCTTCCCCTTTATTGCCTGCCTTCCCGCTGCGCTGGGGTCGTTCGAAAATCCAAAATCAAGTCCGTTATAATAGGTCCCGAAGGTATTTTTGATTCCTGAGAGATCCTCAATCTTCCAATTGGTGAATATTAATTCTCCTAAAATTCCCCAGTCACCTAAGGTATAAACTTGTCTGTAATAAGGGTCCTGTTCGTTCTCTAATTCATCAATATCATCCTGTTCTAGGAATCTGTTATCTTTATAAGTTGTCTTTAAAATCGATAATTTATCATCGTGGTATTCAAATTCGCCTTCTATCCAATTTTTAAAATATTCTTTGAATATCCAGTGGGTCCTTATAATAGGATTGAAGGCCATAGTCAGGCGTTTTAATACTTTAGATCTACCTCTCAATCTCTTGTATAATTGCTTAACGTCATCTCTTTTTGTTTCGGTTGCTTCTTCTATCAGAATGTCAGTAATGACCCCTTTTTCCGGGATGATCGATTTAAGTTTTTCTGCATCATCTAATCCTCTGAAAAGAATTTGATATCCGGTAATACAGGTTATGGTCATTTCTGTTTTATTAATTTTGAATAATTTTTCTAGATTAAATTCTAGAATAACCTTCCTTATTTCATTAAAAACCGATGTCCGCAAGGTATTAGCTGTATTCC